GCCCAACCGCATAGCTCAGGTTGTCCATGTCAAGCGGAACATACTGCATCTACCGCCTGATGCCGCCATGCACGTATGCCAGCGACACGCTGATGAACTTCAACTTGCGCTTGGTTGCACCGAAGAACCGCAGCTTGATCAGCTTGAACTTCGTGGTCCATGCATACAGTCGCTCATCACTACTCCTGCGACCACCACCCCATGGTGCATCACCGAATGGCACGTTACCGTAGCCTCCTGCACCGCCACCCATGAACGTCATCTGCAACATTGGCTGATCGGCACCGTGATACGTGATGATGTTGTCAACGTATGCCTGCACGGTGAACTCCGCATCACCCTGGGTGTCCAACGCAATGTAGCGCGTCTGTTTGATGTCCATGCGATGCTTGAAGTCAGCCCATGGCATCTCCCACTCGAACGTGATCGGTTCACCAGCACCACTGTTCACTGCCGAGTCACCAAGTCGATCAGCACCGGTGTCTGGGTTGTCGAAGTCATACGAATACAGCTTGTTCCCACGTGCGAAGATGATGTTCTGCAACGCGGTCCTGCATGCTGCCTGCCATATCCACCCACGCAACCGTGCCCATGCCTGGATCTTCAGTGCGGGGATATTGCTGTAGCTGAAGCAGATCGTCTCAGTGACAGTCACGTGGTCCGCAGCGAACTGTGGCACGAACAGCATGTAGCGGAAGTTCCGCAAGTCATAGACTGCGAACACATACTTGCTGATCTGTGCCTGTGTCAGTGGTTGCAGCATGGCCGTCGTCAGCGGATCGATCAGGTGACTGGTCCTGATGGGACGTAGCGTGTTGAACACGTTCACACGACTGATGCCATTCACACCTACGTTGTCACAGAAGAACGTGTCATCGCCAACACTCACCAGCGACCTGTGTGTCAGGCAACCGAACTCCTCGATGAACCCATCATCGGTTGGTGTGTGCACACTCGGTGATCCCTGATACACACCCAAGTTCACAGGTAGCACGCCACGCTCGAATGTCACCAGCAGTTTGTCGCGGTATGCCACAAGGCCAGTGATAGTAGCAGAACCAAGAGATACGCGAGGACCGAGATCAATGTCCACTGCATCGTTGGGAGCGGGGTCTGCGAAGTAAGTGCCACTCGTTCCCCGCGCACTGATATAGATCGTGCTTGGGTTGGTGGGCACCCCTGCGATGCATGTGTATTGCGCATGGGCAATCACATACTTCCCAATGGGCGTGTTAACATTCGTGCCTGCACCCAGGTCGATCAGGAATTGTGCTTGCAAGTAGTTCGTATCGGTCGGATCACCACTGATGATGATTGGCTTGTCACGGCCATTGACAATAATCAGGTCACTGTTGAAGATGGTGAAGTTCACCTCTACTGACCCAGCAGCCCATGGCTTGGCAGCACCGATCAGCAACTCCTGCACCACACCAGCACCGTCCACCTTGAACATGCGACCACTGGTGTGCACCGTGATCACGTGATCGACAAAGTAGTAGCAATTCACGATGTCAGTCGTGTCGGTGATCTGGTCCGTCCGCAACCGCGTGCCAGGACGCAACGCCAACGCGCCATCAATCGTACGCTCGATGTTGTCCAACACCTTCGCATACTTGGGCGACATGTTGAGGTCGGTATCAGTGACGTTCAGCCCACCCTCGAACGACCGCACGGTGGACACCTGCAAGTTGCTCTGCGGCTGTTGGCCGCGAGGGTTCAGGTTGCCACTGGTCTTGTTGAGATACACTACTTAGGCTCCATGTGCCATGGTGTCCTCAGAGGTCGGCAGCCGCTGTGTAATTCATCTGCACGTAACCGGTGCCGGTTGCGGTAAAGGTGCCAGTGAAAATCTGGATAGTAGATGGGTCAAGCGCAGTTAGTGACGCGCTTGATATATTTGACGCTGTGAAGTTGCTAGTGGCGATGGTGGGAGTAGCTCTCATGCTGACGGGCAAGGATTGCGTGATGGCCGCGCCGTTGCCTGCGGTCTGATATGCAGTAACACGCGCATTCCCACCCGCCTGATAAAACCGCTGGCAGTTGCTGAGATCATACCGTGGGTCGGGCTTCTCCAACGGTGTCGCCTGACTGCCGATCTCTAACTGGACGCCCCAGAGGAATACAGTGCCGGTCTGCACCCCGATGTTGCCTGAACGCGTAGCAAACGTCGCCTCTGCGGAATACCAGAAGTTCAATCCAGTGAAATTGTCATTGGCGGTGCCAAGCGTTTTTCCCGCAATGCTCGGAAGCGTAAACGTCGCGCTATATCGCGTCCATGTCGTGTTCAGCGTTACGGCAACACCGGTGCCACCCACGAGTGGTGATGGGCTACCGCCTGTCCCAAAGTATTGATCCAACGACACACCAAGTCTTGGCGTTCCTGCCGCTGCGGCAGCCCAAAAGCTGAGAGTAACCGTCTTTCCTGCGAGCCGTCTGATATCTTCAATGCGCTGACTGAGAAGGTTGTATGACCCCACAGCGGCAGCGCCAGCAAACGCGTTCGTAAGCGAAAACGTAGCTGCCTCGTCACCGAGTACTGCGCGCGAACCATCCGTAAACACATTAATGGCGAACGACTGTGTGCCGCCAACGAAAGTGCTGTTCCAGCGATCAGCGGTATAGCCTGACACCGTCCACGGCCCCGCCCCACGCTGTGCCACATTGAACAGCGGGTTGTGGAGCAGGTTGCGACCAATATTCCCTGATGCCATGTTGGGATTAGTCGATGCAATCGATGTCCACTTCGCACCATCCCATAACCAGATGACACCAGTTGGACCAGTGAAGGTCTGATTGAGTGTAGGTGAGTTGGGGAAATCGAGTGCCATTATGACAACCTCACCCACGTGCCATTCTGTCGTCCATACGGGTGTCCATCCTTCGGTGCCTCACCAATGTTGCCCGACTGGTTGGTGGCAATGATCCACTGTGCCGAGTTGCCGTCATTGTAGTAGATATACAGTGATGCACCAACTGTCTCGAACCACATGTCACCACTCTTAGCGTTGGGTGGTGGCGAGTCTCCTATCGACATGGAACTGGTTGGGCTTACCACATTCGTTGTAGGTGCCCAGAATGTAGGATACGTGGTGCGATCTTGCGCAAATGTTGTAGGTCCAGGCGAACTCGTATGTGTCACGCGACACTGGTAGATTATGCTGTTGCTGATATCTAGTGCATTCTGTCCTGACACGTAAGCTGTGCTGTTCGCCCATGCACCTACGTAGTTAGGCACGAACATGTATCGTGCAACGAACGCATCGATCGTATCCATGTTGCCATTGACAGCATCATCCCATGGGATCGTGTCGAACGGCGGCTTCTGCAACTTGAGGAATGGTGTTACAGCCATGTCACGCCACACTGATCCACTGTGTTGTGTTACCGTCATTGTAGCCGACGTATAGCCGAGACGCGACACTATCAAACCACAGCCGACCATTGATAATGGTTGGTGCTGTGTCTGACACTGTGACCATAGGCGCAGTTGATCCGGCTATCGGCACGATCGAAGTAGCGAGACCACCACTGTTGCCGGAGCCATAGTAGAGCGTGTTGTCCTGTTCATTGAATGCAAGTTCAGCAGCAGCCAACGAACTGGGTGGTCCTGCTGCACCACCAACTGCACGTCGCTTGATGCGAAATACATCAGCCATCAGAACGTCCCACCATCAAAGGTAACGCCATCGATTGTTCCACCAGTGATCGCAACCGCAGTTGCGTTCTGCGTGCTCATCGTGCCAAGTCCTGTGATCGATGTGCTCGGTATGGTTGCACTGGCAGTGATCGCTGATGTGCCAGCGCCAAGCAGGTAGCCAGTCAGCGTCGTAGCACCAGTGCCTCCCTTGTTGACTGCAACAGTGGTAGCGTTCCACGTGCCTGTGCCAACCGTGCCAAGTGTAGTGATGCTAGCCTGACCTACATACGCCGCATCGATATCGATGTTGTCAGCGTTGACGACTATGCGTGCAGCGGTGCCAACCACATCAATCGAGTTGCCTGTCTTGGTGAGACCTGCACCAGCTATGACCTGTCCTGCGCCACTGAACTGCACCCACGTGATGGATGTCGTGCCAAGCGTGCCACCTGGATCAACAGTACAGAGCCAGCCATTGTCACCATTCACAGTGCCCTGCTCGACAAACACGAAGGCACCAGGAAGCTCCAACCACGTATCGGCATCGAGCGCACGTGTCCATGCGGCTGCCTGCACTACATAGATGCCATTGCCAGACTGCGTTGTCTGGTCCTTGACCAACACACGATCACCAGCAATCAGCGACACACCATCAACTGTCTGCGGTGCAGAGAGTGCAGCAAGGTTCACTGTGGTAGCTGCACGCACAGATGGCTTGGCATCGAGGCCCTGTGCAGTCAGATCGACGTAGGCTTTCGTCGCTGCATCCTGCGCATTGGTCGGGTCCAACAGTCCAGTGATCTTGTGGCTGTTCCATGCCACATCAACGCTTGGCGCAACCAACTGATCGAGCCGCGTCGCCATGACATACTGCGTCGTGGCAAGCTGCGTGGTATTGGTGCCATTGCTAGGTGTCGGTGCTGCGGGCACACCTGTGAACGTTGGCGATGCAATCGGTGCACCACCCGTGCTGGTGATGTCCGCAAGCGTCATCACGACCGAGCCGCTACGTGTATTCCACGTGACGACACCTGCCGTGCCTGCTGACACTGCCGCAGTGACGAACGCAGTCGTAGCTAACTGCGTCGTGTTCGTAGCTGGTGCAGCAGTCGCAGCCGCAGGAACACCAGTGAACGTCGGTGATGCAATTGGTGCTCGCGTCGTATCAGACGGATGAACGTGATCACCACGTGACCATGCAGTGGCGACACCTGCCGCAGCAACACCATCCATAACAGGTGCTGTAAGCGATGCCAGCCCTTGACCACCGATACCAACAACTACAGTTGCACTGCCACCACTACCACCTGTGCCTTCACCGTAATACAGGATGTGATCGACTTCGTTGTATGCGATCTCAGCGTTAGCCAACGACGCTGGTGCCCCAGGCGAACCAGTCAGGCGACGCTTGACACGAATGATGTCAGGCATCTAGAAGTTCCCGCCATCAATAACATGGTTATCGACGTATTGCTTCGTTGTTGCCTCCAACGGGTTGATCGGGTCAGCATACAAGAAGAGCGAACCACTCATGGTTCCACCCGACAACGGCAGGTACGTGCCCCCATTGCCACCGCCGCCGCTGCCTGCACGTGAGTCCACATATCGCTTGGTAGCTGCATCCAGCAATCCAATCGGATCGCGTGCCAGTGTGAGTATCCCATACATCGTATCGCCTAAGCGATTGACACGCTCACTGAATGCTTGGTTCAGCTTCTCAGCACGCAGTGGACTTTCGCCACGTGAGAATGACGTGCTCATGCAAGTGGGTCCGTATCCAACACAAAGTAGCCACTGTCTGCATCTGCGTCATGCCGGAACCGTGGATCGAGTTCGAGTGGTTGTTGCGAGAACGCAGCCTTGATCATCCGTCTGCGGTTCTGTGCTAACACCTGAAACTTGTTCACCTGTGCAGGTATCGTGCCGTCGTCCACTGCATACATCCAGCATGCATCATACTGCAACAGCAACTGGTCGAGATACAGCGTGTCGGTCATGGCCAATGGCAGCCTCGGACGTTGGCGTGCCCA